GGCAACTATAGGAGATACCGTGGATTAAAAACTAGAGGATTTTATAGATAAGTTTGTGCATGGTACACATAGAGTTCATTTCTATGTATATTTATATATAAATATATAGAAGAACAAAGATATAGAGGTATACTACGGTAAGTAGTCCTCTAGGGAGGACAAGATACCTATATAAATACTACTAAGTACTTACCGGTGGAGCTACTCCCACCTACGGTGGAGTTACTCGAAGTCGCTTACACGGTCGGCCCAGGCGTTCAATACTGGATCATCCGTGTCTCGGGCAAAGGCCGCGCCGTCCTCCAAGAGTCTCATAGCGTCCTCAAGAAAGCTTATCAAGGATATCGTCACGGTTTCTAGCTGTTTGTTGTACTTTCTACGCTCCAACTTCTCATGGGCCACACCGAGGACGTACCCGATGCAGCCCATAAGAAGGAACGCGAGGGCGTAAGCGACCGCAACTTGGTCACTTCTGCCCATATTGGTCCCCCGCAGAGGTATCTTGAATGTTAAAGACGTTGGAACGGGTGACTTTCTTCCCATCCGGGCCTGTGGTGTAGCAGTCCCACGAGAGCGGGACGCCAACCCACTTTAGCGTGACCTCGAACTTGGCGTCTCTTCCCGTAGCTTTACCCCATCCGCCGCAGTCTCCCTTCTCCCCGAAGTAAACTCCGACCATAATCGGGGATATAACAGCAACTGCACAGCCGATGACGATGAGTACGGTGATCGCACAGATAGCCCATCCCCTCATCATCTCGAACGGGTACCCACCTATATTCGATTGCGAGTAAAAGAGCCTACGCATCATTCACCCTCGCGTCTACACTTGAATCATGGCGTAGTGCGTCTGGATTACTCACGGGGGCGGTGTCTTGAAGGAACTTATCCGCCTGGTTTGCCCACGCCTCTAGCTGTGGTAGCCCACTTCGCGCCGCGAGGACGACGCCCTGGAACAGCAAAGACCGCAGTTTATCCTCTCTGACGTTCCAATTTCGCCTGGTTTTGTCGTATCTAGCCATATTTCTCCTTAAGTCGCTCCAACTCTTTCCTTTCCTTGGCTTCGAGTAGCTCTTGCTGCTTTCGGGCAATCTCCTTCTGCCTCTCCCGCCGCCGTCTCGCAGTCTCAAGCTCCCTCTCCGTCATGGGGCGGTACCCCTTTAGCACGATACAGTCGTAATCGAAGTAGATTTGGGCATCGATCATGCCGTTCCCCACCTCCTTGACCTCGGTGAGGAAATCGTTTATAGGCACTTCGTCATACGGAAGCAGTACTTCCTTCTTGACTTCAACATGATCCTTCATTCGTTGCCTCCTGGCATAGGAATTCCATACATAGAGAACCCATCGTCGTCGTCATCGTCGTCATCTAGGCCGTCGGTGTCGAACTCTCCGATTTCAGCCTCATCCTCCTGCTGTTCCCTCTTGAGACGCATCATATCACGCAATATAGCCTTGACGAGCTTGCCGATGGAGTCGGTTCTACCGTCGTAGGTGAACTCCCCCTGCGCCACAAGCTCATCCGTCTCAGGGTTGGTGAAGGTCAAGAGGAGCCTGTTGTTCCCCTTCTGCACCACGACTAGCTTGATTTGTAGCATTGGAAACATTTTAATCCGCCCATTCGGAGGTAATCCAAATTGCGATTATGAGAGTCCCGAACCAAATAATTCCATAGATGATAAGCCACCCTATAGCCAATCCCATGATGGGGCCGGACCAGTTCTCTCCGCTTTGAACCATGTAACCTGCATATGCGCACCATGCAAGGAAGTTGAAGATTGCGAGAATCCAAGCCGTTATAACGTGCCACCCGGCGAACCTCACGACAACCGCCCCTGGGTAAATGCGTAGCCACTCCAATAGTTCGGAAGGAAGGCCGCATCATACATGGGTGAGATAAGGGTGATAGGGAACCCACGCTTCACGAGGTCCTGCTGCACCGTAGCCGAATCCGCAGAGAACGCTCGCAGTTCCTTGAGAAACGCGGCGGGGTCACTATCCCTCAGGTCGATGTTAGCCATGCGACTCAGGTAGGTCTGCGGGCAAATACGCACCCGACAGTCGAGAACGCGGTTCACGAACCCTGAATCCATCCATCCTCCCTGGTTGGGCTCCATCGTCCATGAGGTGTTAGCCTTCGGCTGTAGAACCCGCCAGCGTTCGAGACACTCGGCAACGTAGGTGGGGTCATGCTCCTCGATATCGAACTGCACCCTAATGTTATTCATTCCCATACTGCGGATATCATGGTAGACCTTCTCGGCAAACTCAGGACCATCTAGTGTCGGGTACCAGTTCCACGCGCTGTAGACCCCAAAATGTAGGGCTCGCGCCTTGACTTCGTTGATCCTCTCCTTAATCTTCGTCAAATCCCCGGTGAGCGGAAACATCACGATATTGATGCCCTCTCGCTTCAACTTCGTGAAATCTGCTCCGTTGTTCTGATCTACCCAAACGCCCTTCATGTGAGCCTCACTTTCATGTAAATGTCATTATAGCGGCTGTGCCAGTCGTCCACCCTATTAGCCTTGCAGAGTATCTTATCTGCGTGAGCAAAGGTGATCCAGTCCTTCTGTCCGTTCAACACTCGCCGGATTGCAGAGGAGTCTACACCCGTGACGGACGCTACCTCCTCGTGTGCTGTGGTTCTGCTGTCCCCCACATCGTCCCTTAAAGCCTCTGCGGTGAGGTCTTTTAGGCTCTGCATAACACATTCTGCGGGTACATACCCCTTATTTAGTGCTGCCTCAAGTGTTAGTTTTGTGTTAAGTTTTGCCACCTTTTCCTCCTTTTGTTAACATTTTGGGCCGAAAATGATGACTATATAGTAGGAAGTTCTTTTTGTCGGCTTCCCACTCTCGGGGAGCCTATCACATCGACACGGACCTGTCAAGGGGTGATGATGTCTCTATACGAACAGGGATCTCTTGTCGTCCTGCGAGCGGTCCACTTTGAGGAAATAACGGTAAGTACTTCGGCAATCGGGCTAGACATTGGTTCGGTTCCGGTCCCCGTTCAGGACATAAGAAGGATTCTCGTACAATGTGAGTTGCAACCAGTTCGATGGCTAGCCACAGGAGCAAACCCCACTAGTACAAGTGGATTCATCCTTAGGGCCAATGACCTACTCATTTATGACGGGGACCCGAGTACAGTTAAATTCATCAGGGACCAAGCAGCTACGCTAGACTCGAAAGTTTCGGTCCTCTACATGACTAATTAAGGAATAAGACTAATGGAAATTGGCGGTAAAGTTGGACTGAAGGACAATGTTCTGGTCGTTCTGCGTGATGCGAACGGCAAGATCAAGGATGTCCGAGTTGCCAATACCGTTACAACGGCGGGACAGAATGGGGCGGCAGATCAGATTTTGGCAGCCCCCACTCTTAACAAGCCTACACATATGGCTGTCGGTACGGGTACTCCGACTGGCACCGCCCTAGGTGTAGAGATCGACCGTAACGCGCTTACGTCTAAGACCCGTGGTACGAATGTTGTGACGATGGTTGGCGATTGGGCGGCTGGTGAAGGTACTGGCGCTCTGACCGAGGCTGGCATCTTCGACGCTGCTGCGTCAGGAAATATGTGGGTTTCCGCGTCCTTCTCCACAATCAACAAGGGTGCAAGCGACACGCTTCAGATCACCTGGACGCTTACGTTCGCGTAAGAGTGAGGGGGCCTCATGGCTATTACCCTCCATGCAGATACGGGAGCAACAGCTAATAAGACCACTGATACACTAATTAACCATAATACGTCTGTCACTGACCTCGCAGTTGGGGATATAATCATAGCGTGGTTGGCAATTGACAACGGCTCTTCTAGCTTTAGCCTTAATGACGGCGGTACTGCCAGCATCACCTGGGCGGCTGTTAACAGTGTAGTTAACTCAAGTGGTGTCGAAGTTCAGGTTTGGAAAGGTGAGGTTACAAGTGTCTCAGGAGGCTCCACTCTAGGTACTCTATCATGGAGTTGGACCACAAGCCAAACGGCAAAAGTAGCAGGGGCTCATGTGTGGCGAGGCTGTGCTACTGGTACAGTTTCATATAGCGCTACTGCCACAGGAACTTCTAATATCGTTGTGTTTGATGGTGCCACTCATGCCGTTTCATCTGGTCAACTTGTTCTTTCTATTTGTGGTACGGAGCAGCCAGGGACAGGAAGTAGCCAAATTTTTGTAGATTCGACCTCTGTTGAAACGGCTCTAGGTTCAGCAAATACATCTGGACAGGGACCTACTTCTAACATTGGTGGTAATTCTTGTTATTGGATTGCTGACAGCGGTAACTTTGATGGTACGGGAACGGACGAAGTTAGGGTCAGCGGGGCGCAGTATGACACCGCAGGTGTCGGTGTTGTTATCGATGTAGCTGCTTCTGGAACTAACTGGACTAAGAACCTAGCAGATTCTTATACTCTTTCAGATGCAATTGTAAAAAAGCCTGGAAAAGCTGCTTCCGATACAATTACCCTTTCTGACAGTATAACGACAAAATCGGTAGGAAAGGGTTTGTCCGATACTGTTACACTCTCGGACAATATAACTCCTGTATCAACTTTTGTTCGTACTGCTTCTGATACAATCACTCTCAGTGATTCCATATCGAAACAACCGGGTTTGTTTCCTACTGATTCTATTACTCTCTCTGATAGTATTGTAAAATCTCCTGGGGTAAACTTGTCCGATATTGTGACCTTGACGGACGGGTTCACTTCGGTATCGACGTTTGTTCGGGATTTGGCCGATACGATCACATTGACGGATTCGATATCCAACGGTGTGTTTCTCGCTGTTGCAGATACGATCACGTTGAGTGATGTATTCAGTAAGATCAAAACCAGTCACCTGAACTTTTCTGATACCATCACACTATCAGATAATATATCCAAACAGCCGGGATTGTTCCCTGCTGACACTATCACTCTTTCGGATAGCATGTCAGATGTTTGGACTATTATTCGGAATGTATCTGATACTATTACTTTGACCGATGCTCTATCTAAAAGTATTGGTCGTCCACTGTCGGATAGCGTCTCCCTTACAGACGCTATCTCAAAGCAGCCCGGACTGTCGCCTACGGATACTATTAACCTGTCCGACAACCTCAGCCGGGTTGCAGCTTTTAATCGGAGTCCAGCGGATACTATCTTTCTCACGGATTCAATATCCAAACAACCTGGGCTAACGTTCGCAGATACGATCACGCTTAGTGACGTATTCGACGCGGTTATTTACAAATTGATTTCACTTGCGGATACAATCACGCTGAGTGATAATATAACGTCCACTGTTGACTTTGTTCGTGATCTCTCGGATACTGTCAACCTGACCGATGCCCTCTCTAAGGGTATCGTAATCGCAAGAGCAGATGGAATAACTCTGAGTGATGCCACCGCTAAGGCGGTCGCGGCTTCTCTCGCTGACTCCTTCTCGCTCTCAGACTCCGTTACGAAAGATATGGCTGTATATCTTTCAGATAACGTAAACCTTTCTGACCTAGCAACACCTGTCCTCGGTGGTGGTGGCAACGCGAGAACGTATGACGCGGCTGACACCATTATCGTCTCTGATCACTTGAACATCACCCTCAACGGAGTCGTGGTGTTCCCCGCTAAGACTAAGCGTGTGGTCAACGTGACAAAGGTTGGGCATGTACCAGAGGAAGTGGATACTACCTAATGAGACATCATTATCTGGATAAGATTTACGATCAGCAGCAGATGTCTGATCGTATCTTGAAGTGTCCTGATAAGTTTGACTACTTCTTGAAGAAGGGATATGTCCCCCACTATTACCAACTCATTTTCCACTCCATGTGGAATGAGGACACGGGAAACCTGGCTCGTTTTCGCAACCTTGTCGCAGGACGGCGCGGAGGGAAAACCCTCTCCGCTGCTGAAGAGACAGTACGTTATTGCATTGATCCCGAGGCGTTTCATAGAGACGCACACGGGAAGGACTCTAATCGACCGCTCCATGTCTGGATTCTAACACCGGACTATCGTTCTTCTGGTAGGGCAGCTTTGTTCACTACGAGAAATGTCCTACAAAATTCCAATCTGACATACGGAAAGGATTACCAGGAGAACAAGGGCGAGAAATGGATAGAGTTTTCAAACGGAAGTATTATCGAATTCAAGACGGCAGAACGGCCCGAGCAGCTTGTCGGTCAGGGTATCGACATCTTGTGGATAGACGAGGCCGCTGTCATCCCCGACGACACCGCTTGGACGATTGCCCGCCCTGCGTTGTCAGATAGAGAAGGTATCGTAATCAGTACGACAACTCCTCGTGGTAAGAACTGGTATTACGATCTGTTCTGGAATCCAGAATCTTTGGTTGATCCAGACGTAGGTATCGTGGAATACAGGAGCATCGATAACCACTACTTCCCGAAGGGAGAGTGGGAAAAGGTTTCAAAGTCGTATCACCCTCTCTTCTTCAAGCGGGAGTATATGGCCTCCTTTGACGCCTTTGCTGGTGTGGAATTGCCAGGAGAATGGCTCAAGTATTACGAGTCGGCTGATCTCCCCAGGGATTCCGAGTCTCCTGAACAACTCGCTCTAAGAACATACATCGGCGTAGACCCCGCAATTTCACTGTCCGACCAGTCTGATAAGTTTGCAATGTCGCTAATTGGCGTACACCCGCAAACTGGAACGGTATATCTGCTTGAGCAATTCTCCGGCAGAATTTCGTTCCCGGAGCAGGTACAGAAAATTGAGGAGTGGTTCTTGAAGTATCGACCGACATATATTGGGATTGAGTCAAACGCTTACCAGGCGGCTCTGGCACAGCAGGTGGCTCAGCTTACTACCCTCCCTCCGATCAACCCCGTCATCGCACGGGGGAAGAAGTACGAGCGAATCCTAGCGATGAGCGCACTCTTCAAGATCGGTAAGGTCAAGATCAGGAAGGACCACAACGATTTCATTGACGAGTGGATCAACTATGACTCTACTCTGAAGAATCCTAAAGATGACTGCCTGGACTCGCTTGAGATCGCGCTTCGCTGTGCGGGCGTGCTTCTCCCCGAGCCAATGGATATCGAGCAAATCTCGTTTGAAATCTTCCCCACAAAGAAGTCGAATAAATGGGAGGATATTGTCAAGCGTGAGATCGACAGCATTGGCACCCCGGCAGATCGCTACTATGATGAATATATTGGAGATTACCTATAATGGAGATTGTTGATAAACCGATTCACGAGCCGGGTGTGTGCTACCTCTGCGAGGGCACAAACGAAGGCGGATATATCGATACCTTGAATAACTTTGACTATGGGCCTCAGCCCTATATGAATGGAAGGAAGTATGTATGCAGACCGTGTGTAGTCGAGATGGCTGTGATGTTCGGACTAGCGCCGCCAGAGCAAGTGGCATCATTGAAGCACGATGCGGCTGCGGCGAAGCAGGCTCTCGCGGAAGCGGAGGCCAAGCTAAACGCGGCTCAGGTGATTCAGGACGCGCTAGAACTCTTTACTCCACCGACTGCTCCTGCGGAAAGCATTACATCAATTCCCTCTGCCCCCGACACGGATTCAGCCGATGAAGCCGCTGCATCCGATGTTGCTGTGGTTGCAGTTAAGCAGCCTGCAAAAAGGGGACGACCGAAAAAGGTAGCCAAGTATGAATAAACCTCCCTCTAGACCCCCATTCATTAATGCAACTGAGATCATCCAGAACCTCCTGGCTGAGAACCGCAGGCTTGTAGAGATCATCTTGAAGCTCACGGTTCCGGGCTACAACCAGGGCGTGCTTCATCAGGACGTTCAGTTTGCTAGCGCCCCTCTCCACTATAACGAGGATGAGGAGGATGCGATGTGGGCAGAGCAGGAGGGCATTATGAGCAAGGAAGAGATGGAAGGCATCCTCAAGGGTGTCGGCTATACAAACAGCGAAATCGTAGAGGTTGAGTAATGGCAGACGAGCAGAATATGTCGGGCGCTAACAAGGGGACCTCGAAGCTCAAGAGCGCGAGTGACCTCCTTCAGAGAGTGGACACGCTCAAATCCGCTCGCCAGCGGTTTGAGAAGGATTGGGCGCTTAACCTCGCTTTCTATCGCGGCAAGCAGTACGTCAGGTATAACCCGGTTACAAGGCAGGTCTACGCTCTTCCTACGGAAGAGGGCGAGAAGCCGCGTTATCGGGTCCGTCTTGTGTCAAATCAGGTGGTTACGGGAGCCCACTCCCTGCTGTCGAAGTTGACAAAGACGAAGCCCTCCATGTTCGCCTCACCTGGGTCCTCGGATTACGAGGATCGGAAGGCGGCTGAGCTTTCGGAGTCGTTGCTTGAGCATTGGTGGAGTACGTTCGAGTTGTCTGCCAAGCTTGAGGAGGCGCTGCTGTGGTCCATTATCACGGGCCAGGGCTACTGGAAGATTGGATGGGACCCCTATGCGGGACGCAAGACTACGTTCATGCTGAACCCCATGGGTCAGCCTATCGTCACTGACGCTGAGAAGGAAGTGTTCCGGGCGGAGCTTGAGAAGTACGGAATTCCGCCGCAGGAACAGACGGTCTATGAGGGCGACCTTAAGATCGAAGTCCTTTCCCCTGACAATGTTCTGCTCGACTCGAACGCCAAGCTGTTCGAGGATGCAAAGTACGCCTTCTGCCGCCACTACATGACTCCCGAAGAGATCGAGACGAAGTGGGGCGTGAAGGTCGAGGCTGACTCGGTACCGTCCGATATTGACATCAACATCCCCTTCGACAACTCTAGTAACGCACTCGATAAGACTGTCAAGGCTGTGTGGGTCGGGTACTTCAAGCCGACGCCGCAGCTTCCGCAGGGGCGCTATGTGGTCTTTATTGACACGCCAAAGCAGATTCTATCGGACGAGCCCTGGCCGTATCCGTTCCAGGAGCTACCGATTGTAAAGTTTCCGGGTATCCGCGTGCCGGGTTCCGTCTATGACGACGCCGTTGTGACGCACGCTCGCCCGCTACAGATTGAGTTGAACCGCACCCTATCTCAGATCGTTGAGTACAAGAATCTAATGATGAGGCCCCGAGTGTGGGCACCCATCGGCTCGGTGCGTACGAAGATGAATACTGAGCCGGGTGTGGTTCAAGAGTTTATCCCTATCCAGGGGATGAGGCCAGAGCCAGAGTCTCTGCCTACGCTTCCGCCATACGTCTTTGAGCATCTGAAAGATATTAACGCACGGCTCAATGACGTGTTCGGCTTGGCGGAGGTTTCGCAGGGACAAGTCCCGCCCAACGTCGAGGCGGGTATCGCCATCGACCTCTTGCAGGAGATGGCTACCGACCGTATCGCGCCGACGATCAAGCTAATGGAGTTGGCAATCGGTAGGGCCGGGAACATGATGCTGGCTCTGGCACAAGCTTACTACAAGGAACCGCGCACGGTGCAGGTTGTCGGCTCTCATGGGGTCGGTGCCTCTCGTGCTTTCAGTTCCGCCGACATCGCAGGGAACATCGATGTCAGGGTCGAGGCCGGGTCGGGCCTTCCGCGTACTCGCGCAGGCCGACAGGCTAGGGTTCTTCAGCTTTACCAGGCGGGCATCCTCCCGCTTGAGAAGGCTATGAAGTTCCTCGACCTGGCCGACATTAAGGGGATCATGGCACCCTATCAGGCTGACGAGAACCTCGCGTCTCGTGAGCATGAGAAGATTCTTAGGGGCGAGCCTCTTAATCCCGAGGCGTTGCAACAGGCTATAGGGATGATTCAGCAGGGGATGAACCCTGAAACTCAGGAACCGCTCTCAGGTGATATGAACGAGATTCAAAATCTGGTCGAGCGTGCTTCCCTTTCACCTGGGCCCGCTGACAACCACTCGATCCATATGGACACGCACTCCATGTTCATCAAGTCCATCGAGTTCGACAGACTTCCTATGGATGTTCGGCAACGATTCCTTCTCCACTTCGAACTTACTCAGCAGCGCATCCCGATCCAGCAGGGCGAGAACGATCCTAAGGTCAACCTGAATATCCGGTCGGCTGCGGGTCCGTCTATGCTCGCTGAGATTCTTAAGCGCACGGGTGTCGAGGTTCCGCCTGAGGTTATTGCTCAGGAGCCCCCGACCGAGACGTGGGTTACGGATAGCATCGATAAGCCTGACGTGGATATCACGTCTGCGGAGGCGATGCAGAACCAGCAACTCGCGGCTTTGGAGTCGCAGATGAAGATGGAGATGCACGATGCACAGCTTCGCAAGGCCGAGGCTGACGCTGACAAAGCTGAAAAGGAGGCTAAACAGCCCCCTAAGAAGGAGTAGCAATGCCATCCGGAGTATCTAAATCTCTTGGTGGCGACTCTCCTAAGAATGACGCCTGGATGGAGAAATGCGTGGCATCAGTGATGGCATCCGGTAAGGACAAGTCATCTGCCGTCGCTATCTGCAAGGCGCAAATGAGAAAATCACTAAGGAAACATATTAAATAATGGGACGCCGAAGATACTCGGCGGAGGACAAGGCCCAGGCGCTCGTACTACTTCGCGCCAATGACTTCAACGTGCGTCAGGCATCCATGGATTTAGGGATTCCTGAACAGACGGTGAGGGATTGGAAGAAGTCGTGGGACCGCGAGGCACCCTCTGACGAGATAGAGGCGCAGGCCGAGGTTGAGACGGATAAGTTCGTGACACAGGCTGTAGCTGTACGCGATGTAGCCCTTCGGAGGCTATCCGAAAAACTAGACAACGACGAAGTTCAACCTCGTGATCTCAACGCTATCATCGGGACTCTAACGGACAAGATTCGTCTTGCCAAGGGTCAGGCGACAGCGAGAACTGAGACGATTCAACAAGGCCCTAGCCCTAGAGAGATAGGTGCCGCCCTTGTCGATCTTGTTCAAGGAGCGGTAGAGGCAGCCCATGACAGGTCTGCCGACATTCACGAAATCATAGAAGTGGAACAAGTCGAAGAATTAGACGCGCTCCCCGCGCCTAGTGACACTCCACAGAAAGAGGAATACCTTGTCTGAAATGACGAACGTACCAGCACCCGCTATGGGTCAGGATAGTTCGGGTCCCGCCACGCCAGCCCCGGCAGCGGCCCCGGAGACTCCCGCCCCGGATAGTGGACAAGCTGTGAATGATGCTTTCACGAGTATCAATCCTGCGGATCTACCTCCTGAGCTACAGGGCAGCTATAAGAACATGCAGGCGGATTACACTCGAAAGATGCAGGAGATTGCGGCTTATCGTGATCTCGGCGGTGATCCGGCTGATCTTAAGATGTCCTATGAGTTTGTCACTAGGATGCGTAATGATCCGAACTACGCTATGGCGGTCTATAATGAGTTGGGTGGATTGCTCACCAACGCAGGATTCCAAGTTGGGCCGGAGGTGGCCGGGGAACCACCGATGGACGACGGGAGTAACCTGTTCTCCTTTGATGAGCCACCGACAGATGAAGGCCGTATCTCAGGCGAACTTGAGACGCAGCTTAATGAGCTAAAGGAATGGAGAGACAGGATCGACTTTGAGCGTAGGGAGGCCCAATACGAGGCCGAGCTATCGCGTCAGCAGGCGGCTATCACTCAGGCACATCCCGAGTATACCGAGGCTGACATCAATAATGTCTATCAGTTGGCTTTCTCCACCAACGGCAACCTTTTTGCTGCGAATGAGGTGTATAAGAATATGAAGCAGTCTTGGGCCAGTGGCTATCTCAATGAGAAGGGCTCTGTTCCGGCTGCACATAGCGATATGCCTCCGGTGACGGGATCGGCGCAGCAGCCCCACAAGTTCGAGTCTCTTCAGGACCCGAATCTTGGAAGGGCTGTGGAAGATTTCCTCCGTTCCCGTTATGGTGAGTAATCTACAACACACAAAGAGGTAAAGTAAAATGCCTGCTGCTGGTGGTGTAGGTACTTCACTTTCCGATATTTCTGCAATTCTTAAGGAGTTCTACCTTCCGCCTGTGACGGAGCAGCTTAATAACGAAGTTCTGCTTATTTCGCGGCTAGAGCAGCGTGACCAGGAGCTTTTCGGTAATCAGGCTGTTGTTCCTCTTCACAGTGGTAGGTCGGCTGGTGTGGGTGCTAGAGGCGAGGGCGTTATCCTTCCGGCTGCTGACAAGCAGCGCTTTGCGAAGGCCGTCTATGACCTCAAGTACCTCTATGGCCGCGTCCGTGTCACGGGTCCGTCTATGGCTAAGACGGCTAATGAGCGCGGTTCGTTCCTTGAGATTCTTCGTGCAGAGCTTGACGGTATTCGGAATGACCTTAAGAGGGACCTGGCTCGACAGATTTACGGGTTCGGTACCTCTGCGATTGTCAAGTGTGGCGTGACTACGGCTTCGGCTACTGTGGTCCTTGCTTCGGCTGCGGATGAGACTTCTCCTTCCGGGTCCGAGGCGATCACTAAGGGTTGGGTCTATGTCGGTATGATCGTTGATATTGGTACGGCTGCTGATGCAGATGTTATCGCGGCTGATCGTACCATCACGGCGGTCACTCCTGCCACGCCTTCGATCACCATTTCGGGTGCTACTGTTACCACGTCTGCCTCGCACTTCGTTTCTCGCGCTAATGCGAGTGCGGCTGCCCTGAGTGCTGCTGACTCCTATGAGATCAGCGGGCTTAGGGAGGTTGTGTCTGGTGCTGCTAGCGCGTTTGGCGGCATCGACGCTTCGACTGCGGGCAACGAGTATTGGGACAACATGAGGTCGCTCAACGGTGGAACGCCGCGTGCCCTCTCGCTTGACCTGATGCTTGAGGCGTGGAACAATGTCAAGTTCAAGGGTGGACAGGTTTCCGCGATTATCACATCGATGGGCCTGCTCCGCAAGTACTTCGGTCTGCTTCAGGCCCAGGTGCGTTACAACGATCCTATGAAGTTCGATTCTGGTTGGCAGACCCTCGACTTCATGGGCAAGCCGCTTATTGGGGACATCGACGCTCCGTTCGGTCGTATGTACTTCCTCGATGAGTCCTTCCTGAAGATTTATGCCAACAAGGATTGGCACTTCCTGGATGAGGACGGCGACATGCTCAAGTGGGTCGTTGACTATGACGCATGGGAGGCTGTGCTTGCTAAGTACTTCAACCTTGGCGCAACTCGTCGGAACGTGCAGTACCTCCTGTCCGATCTTACGGACACTGGTATCTAATCGTAAAGGGGCTGGCGGCTCTCTTCGGAGAGTCTCTGGCCCCTTTTAATTATGGAGAATAAGAACTAATGTCTATTGACAAAATTGTTGCCGAGGTCGAGGAGCTAAAGAAGGAGCTTGCCGAGGTCGAGGCTCTCAAGGCTGAGATCGCAAAGCTTGAGGCTCATGCTCAGTCCATCGCGGATGATAACGCGGCGGTCAATGAGAAGGCGCAGAAGTTCCATGCCGAGGTTTCCCGTCTTGCTGACGAGAACGATGTTATGGCTCGTAAGCTTGCGGCAATTAAAAATCTTGTGGAGAACTAATGTCTGATGTAATGGTATACATCCCAGGTAAAGGTAATGTTAACCTGAAAGCTCACAGAGTAGAGCAGGCTGTCCATGAATACGATGAACGGCTATCCTTTCAGTTCAACCCCGTGCAGCGTCAATGGTGCATTTACATGCAGATGCCGCGAGGCCACGAGCCGCCCGAGATTCCTGTCTACGGATTCAATCCACCTGAGCAGATTCCCGAACCTCACGAGGCGGTAGCGCAGCTTCATAAGATGGATACCGTCAGACGTGGTGAAGAGATTTGGGCTCTCATCGAGCGTAACTCTAGGGAATTTCGTAAGAAGAAAGAAGCCGCAGCCAAGGAGGGCACAGACGCTCTGGCTGAGGTTGTTGAGTTCCACAATAGACAGGCTGGTAAGACTAAGTACGGGTCTGTCAATATGGCTATTCCTAAAAATAAAATCAAAGGAAAGAAGAAATAATGCTGCCTGCACTTAGTAGACCTTCTGTGGACTACCGATCTATCAGGTCACAGTTGGCGCACAATCTAGCGGGAGTTGGCGCGGGTGGTATGGGTGTCTCGTTCGGTACCACAGCCCCGGATTTTGGTAACAAGATTCAAGGCGCAAGGCAGGGGTTCTCACCCATTGGTATTGGAAGGGGACGCTATATCAAGTCTCCAATTAATCCTACTCCGTTCTTCCGTGATCCTGAGGCTGTCGCTCCGGCACAGGGCGGCGGCGGTGGACCGTCTCCGTCTCCGACTCCTCCTCCGGGAAGCGACACGGCTCCACCGGACTCTGGCTCGTCTCCCATTCAGCCTATCACAAGTGCGAGTGAGCTTGCACAGAGCGGTATCCCAGGCTCTAACATGAACATCGCTATGCCCGATCCTAACGATCCTAGCACTTGGTATTGGTACGACACTCGGGCAGCTAATCCGCTGCTTATGCAGTAAGGAGGATCAATGGACGTTAGCGAGATGATCACCGAGATTGACGATCACGGTTTCGGTGACCTGCTCTCCGATTCTAAGGTCGGAGTTATCAACGACACAATTTGGGACGTATGCTCTCGTGAAGGGTGGCCCTTTCTCGAAACGGCCACTACGTCAGTGACGGTGGATTCTTCAGGAAAGATCACGTCTCCAACGGATATTAGCAAGATCATTTCTCTGGTCAACCAGACGGATGGATACAGCCTGATTCCAGAGAGGCGCGAGTATCTGGATAAAGTTAGTGGAGGCGATTTAAGTCAAACCAACGATCCTAGATATTATTATAGGCTTGGGGCTGACTTCTATATCTTCCCAATAAGTACCACCAAGGTACTCTCGATTGCATATGTCAAGGTTCCGGTGGCTGTCACAGCGGCCTCGCTTGAGACTGCTATCCCCATTCCTATCCGGCATCAGCGCCTCATTGTTCTAGGGGCGCTAGCCAAGCTGTACTACAGGGAGGATGATCCTGAGCTTGGCGCTCTCTTCGATGAGCAGATGGAGGCCCGCATCGCAAACATGCGTGAGGATATGTGGAAGTGGAACTTCGATAGGCCGGATCGTATTTATGTCATAGACGAAGATGATTGGATGCTGAGTTAATGCCAATTACTACCGAAACCTACAATGGGTTTCCTGCGGGTATGAATCTAAACAGACCGCCTCAGGAGTTGGACCCTGAGGAGGTTCGGTACATGCAGGATGTCCTGTTGGATGAGCCTGGGCTTATGCGACGTAGAGGCCCCGTCCAGCAGATCACAGGGTATTACGAGTGGGACGTTCCCATCCATGGTGTTGTGACCGTCCTGGACCCTGACGCAAACCTTAGGGCAGCCATCTTCTCCGGGAGACATGGCGACACTACAGGAACTCTGGATGTTGTGTCTGACGACGGCCTATCCATCGCCACCTCTTATCCATGGAACGCGGGGTTTACATCTTTCCCGCCTAATTATCCTTATCATATCATAGACACGAAGGCTATGCTAGGTGGGGCTATTGGTGGAGGAGTCCTTGTTGGTAGTGCTGAGAACTACAACGCTGGTGCTACACAAAAGTTGGGCTACTGGTATGGCGCAAACAAGAACGACTACACCACAGGCACGATCACGTTTACCCGAGGGAACTATACGGTCACGGGTTCTGGAACTACCTGGACTACGAACATCGTACCCGGTATGTTCCTATTCGGTAACGTAGACGATCCCACAGGAGTTACGGGACAGACGCTACTCGGTGTGGTAAGGACGGTGGACTCCAATACGCAGGTAACTCTAGTGCAGAAGCTTACCTGTTCCGGCACCGCCAAGAGCTATAAGCTTACCTCGGTGCGTGGGATCATGCCCAGGATCGCCAAGGGGAACATCACCACGACTACTAGCTCAACCACGGTCACGGGTGGTAAGACTAAGTTCCGTGACTGGAATCTGGCAACGGGTGTGTGGCTTATCTTTAGGGCAGCCGATCTTACATACGTCGGTAAGGTGTCCTCGGTAACTACGAATATCTCACTCACTCTCGCTGCTAACGCAGCTATCGATATGAGTAACGAGAGATTTGTAGCCTACAAGATCGACGGCGATTGGTCCCTCGATACATGGACTAGTTCAGCAACATATCCGATCAAGCCGGGATTCATCACCGCAACATACGCCGAGCGTCAGTGGTATGCAAACAACGCTGTCTCGGCGGAGGGAACGTATCGTCTGTGGTTCTCCGACCCGGAGGACTTCGAGGCGCTTGATCTTGCAGATTATGATGGAGATTATATCCAGGTAGCATCTAGTACTCAGGTTAACCTACCAATCCAGGCTCTCATCCCTTGTTACAACTCACTTGTAGTGCTGAAGGAGAACGAGGTCGCCGCAGTATTCGGGACGAGCCCGACTACCTTCAACGTGCGTAAGATCAGCGATGACGGCACGCTTTGTGGGATGTCGGCACAGGCTTGGGCAGGCGGAGTGATTTGGGCTGGTAAGGACAACATCAACTTCTTCGACGGTCTACAGGTCACCTCCCTCACTGAGGAGAAGCTTGGCGGCTGGTATCAGAACCTCATGCGTACCTTCGATCCTACGAAGTATCGCATCACGTCTATGATCAACCGTGATCACTACTTCCTCTTCATCGAGAACTGTGCGCCTGATTTCGGGCCGATCAAGGGCGATACGGCAGTCTCTCAAAGCCGTATCGGAATCGTCATCAACCTAGTTACTAGGGCTATAGGGACCATTACTAACTTGAACTTCAGAGGCTCTGCCCCTCTGCCCGCTAGTTCAGGATGGAATACTTGGTACCTGCTCGACGTAATCAAGGGACCAGACCTCATTGCTGACACCAATCAGCAGGGAACTGCGTCTACCTGGAACGCAACAGGTTCTACTCTTACAGTGGAATCCGGCGTAGCTAATGTTAGGTTCGGTTCTTACTCGGGTAAGGTCGTCACTAACAACAGCGCAACCGGGGAAGGGGCTGTATCCGCTTCCGCCTATAGTAGTGGCGCAGCGGTCACGGCTGGCACCGACTACGAGTTCGGTATGTGGACGCTGACCGGGGGCACGCCTAGCCTTCGGTTGGAGATTGAGTGGTTCCAGAGTGGAGGCACATCTATCTCGACCAGCACACAGAATATTACTTCTGTTGCTAGCTCTTGGGTACACACCAAGCTATCAGCAACCGCTCCGGCACTAGCAGCCTGGGCTATCTGCAAGGTGGTTACTCATACATCCACTCAGTCGGTTACCTTCTATATTGACGGCGGGCGTTTGTCTACCGCTGCTAACTATAAGGACTATGCCAGCGGATTGGTCTGCGATGCAGACGATCTGTTCGACCTCACCGGGAACGACGACTTCGCATGTGATGGGGACACGGCTGGACCTGATCTCTATGTTGAGAGTAGAAGGTTTAACATGGATGACTCGCTAAGACTTAAGTACTTCAAGTCGATGGCGATGTACTACACTGTTCGTGGCGACGCTTTGAACATCGATGTATCTCTCGGGCTCAACGTCCCTGGGGTTACGATGTCGGGCACCTTCGCAGCTACTACTATTACATGGTCCCTTACGGGTACCAACTACGCGACCTGGGATTCGTTGGCTGCTCAGAACGCAACGTGGGATATCCTTAGCGGTTCCATCTTCCAGCCTAAGAGGATCATGCTGCACAAGCGCGATCAGTTCCTAGGCTTTCGTATTTGGCAGAACTCGGCGGCTGTCACAGAAGCAGTACTTGGACCCGTACACATCGCGTTCAAGTTTATGAGAAAGCAGAGATTGGTAGCCTAATATGTCAGAGCATTATCCAGCACAGAGAGAAAGGCCGGAGGACAGGATTGACAATAGCGAGTCAATCAAAGATTGGACACTCAACCGCCTTCTTCGTCTCATTCAGGATGTGACACGGGATGTCGCTACACCTAATCCTACCTATGAGAATGTGACTATTACGGACAACCTACTCCTCGATGGGAACCTCGTGTTCGAGCAGCCGTCGCAGACGACCGTAGGTGCTGCTGGCTCCGCATCGGCTCTGCCAGCCAATCCAACGAAGTACATTAAAATCACAGACGAGACTGGAACACAGCTAGTGATTCCAGCTTATAAGGCAAGGTAAGCATGGCCTACGATGTCAATAGTGCAGCCCAGGCTTACGCTCAGCAGCGTCAGGGATACGCCCCGCATATGATCATGCAGGAAGGGACGGTGACCTATCAGAACGGCGTACCGGGGATTATGATTAAGTATAACACCCCGCAGGGTACGTCTACTGAGTGGACTCCTATTCCCGGCTATGAGGGCGGAGGTAACGTCCCTGGCTACGAGTGGGGACCAGGCGGCAGTAGTGGAGGTCAGTGGGGTATTCCCAATGCGAGCGGCTACTTGCAGGCTCAGGCACTCGCCCTTAAAGCTTGGCAGGATGCACAGGCTAGGCTTAAGCAAAGGGACGTTCAACTTAGGAATTACTATGGGTTGAAATCTACTGAGACAGATAAGGAAACTGGTCTAACCTCCAAGTTCGAGATTGATCCACAGTCCCTCTACGGGCAGTACCAGCAGTTGTTCAGACAGAACGCAGAGGACTACAGTATGGGGCAGCAGGAAGGCATGGATCGAGGTATCTATGGCTCGGGTCTTGGCGGTCAGATTCTAAACGATGTTGGCTATAACGTGGGACTGCAACGCGGAACCATGGCATCGGAGAGTGTGGCGGGATTCGGGGGACTCCGAGATGAGTGGGCTCAGGGTAAGTACAATTACGACCTTGAGGTTCTCCGGGCACGTCTAGCTGCTGCACAGGCTGGCTCACCGTACTATGGGCCAGACACTAATCAGAACGACACAACGGGCACGTCTACCGTTGGTACAGGCAATCCTGCGTCTAGTGTGGGCGGTGCTAAGGCCCAACCCCTCGCAGGTTTCGGCGGAGGACTCGCCGCAGCCATGGTCAATCAGAGGCGGCAGCAGCAGAAGAAGCAACCGCAGCGAGGAACGAATCGATATGGAACTCCTAGGTATGGGATCTAAATAATGCAAACATCAACGCCATATGACGCACAGATAGCACGTCATCAGTCTATGCTCAAGCAGCTTAAGGCTAACTATGACAAGGCTGTGACGGCCACTCGTTCTGCTATCGCTGCTGCGGGAGGTTATAAACCAAACGATAAAAATGTTTATAATCTACAGCAAAAGACCACAAGGATTAATAGTCAGATTAAAAGCCTGACCGCTAAAGTCGAGAAGGCTCAAACGGTTCGTTCTCAATGGCTCAAAGATCAGGCTCGTGCTGCGCGGGACAAGGCAGCCGATAACCCTGCAAAGGGTAAGAAGGGTGGCAAGGGGGGTTCAAGTAACGTCAGTAGTGGTAGCGTAGCTACCTCGACCGTAGGAGGAGGTGACTATTCTAGCGTGCCATCAGTAGACCCGACTGCGTATCAGACAAACTACGCAGGAATTAGCCCTGCACAAATGCGGGCTATCAATAAGCAAATCATGGCTTATAAAAACATGATTGGTGGTATGGGCGGAGGCGCTAATGCTGCGGCTAATCTTCAGTTCAATCCACAGATGAGTGCTTTGCAGAATATGATTGGAAATCTACAGGGTCAGATTCCTGTGGGTAGAAATCAAATCTTCTCCTGGTACGGGTTCAATCCTGACATGACTCAGAACCCGCATCCAGCTTCCGTACTCGGCGCACACATGCAGAACGCAGCGGCTAACACCGCAGCCTATGAGGGGTTCCCGGCTGACATGGCGAACATTGCTTCGGGCATTGCAGGCGCTATGGGCGGCGGGGCTAACCCAGGTGTGGGCATGATTCAGCAGGCCGGAAGTGAGTGGGCCGGACTCATGGGCGCTCTCGGCGCAAATCAGGGAGCGTTCGATAATAGTATGCAGGGCATCATCGCGCAGTCTGCCCTCGATCAGGCGCATGGATACAGCATGGGTCTACAACAGCAGATTGCTGACGCTCGGGCTCAGCTTTCTGACCTCCGATCCCAAAAGGGTACGGCTAGGGCTGCCTATAAGTTGGACGCTCTGGATAAGAAGCTGTCTGCTCAGGCCAACCTCGTTGATCTTATGACCGCACAGGCGCTCTTGCCTGGTCAGGTCGCACAGATCGCGTCGGGCGTGAACACGGCCAACGCTGGTATCGCTTCCGATGCAGCGGGCCTCGAACTCGAACGAGCGAAGCTCAGCCAGCAGGATCGTCAGTTCATTCAGTCCCTTGCACAGGATCAGGCTAAGACTAACGAGCCTCTTCAGATGCAGCCTGCCCAGGAGACAGAGCTACGGCGTGTTATTAACCGTACATTCATTGTACCTAATAAGGCTGCCATTGTCAAGGGTACGATTACACCACAGCAAATCTATCAGACTGTTATGAACTACCTGACTCAGATTGGCTTTACAAATCAGGCTCAGATGCACAACGTCGTCATCAATATGATGAGGGGTATCGGACCTAAGTATACGTCTAGATATCCGAACTTCTTTAAGAACAATCCTATTCGCACAGCACAACCGCCTGCTGCTGTTAATCCGCTCGATATCATCGGAGGCTAATAGATGCCGACCTATTCCGGCTACTCGGGATACGGGCAGTCCTCTGGTACCCAGGGTCCATCCGTACTCCAACTCCTTACTCTTATGGAACTCCAAAAGCGCCGACAACAGGGCGGGTTTGGTAGTACCATTTGGGACATTATCAAGGGTGCTGGTAAGGGTGCCGGGTCCATCGTCGGTGGAGTTTTCAACATCCTCATGCGTCCGACCTGGGCATCAGCCTCTATGGTGGACGAGCTTCTCAACAGCAAGAATACACCGTGGAGTAACCCACTTACAGCTTACGGCGCAGGCTTGGCCGGGAAGTCTAAAGTCGGATTCGGTGAAGTTCTCCGTGACTCAGGAATTCTGACCGGGCATGACTTTACCCGTGGAGTTGCAGGGTTCACATTGGACGTGCTTGGTGATCCGACTACCTACGCGGGCCTATTCGCAGGGCCTCCGGGTTGGGCAGCGGTCGGTGCCAAGCAAGGCGCAAAGCTCGGCTTCATGGAGGGCAGTCGTGCCGCTGCTAAGGCAGCTTCAAAGCTAGGGTCTAAGCAGGCCGTTGACCTGACGCGCATCAGTAACAAGATGCTGACTGCTGCTGACGATGTATCGGCTGCTGAGTATGCCCGTCAGTTCATGGACGTGTACGGGCCTACGGCGGCTGATGTACTGGACACGAGCTTGGAGAAGTTTGCTGCTCGTAAGGGCTTGGCCGAAGGGCTCCTCGCAACAAAGAACGTCGATGAAGCGGCAGCCAAAGACCTGCTCGCTGAAGGCTCTCTGGTCAGCCAGAAGGCTATGGCTCGCGCTGAGTTTAAGGACCACCTTAGAAGGGCTGGTCTATGGGAAGGCGGAGTGCGTTACAAGCTTCCCTTCCTCCCCGAAGTCAAGACTCCTACGTTCTTCCATGCTCGCAAGCTGCCTATCGGGGAAAAGAACATTCCGGTCATCTCTGCGTTGGCGCGTCATGGGGGAGGTACGTTCCTTCCTGACTACATGAACAAGACGCTGCACGCGGCTAAGATGGCTACGCGCCACCGTGCCCGCAGACTACAGGAGGCATACTCTAACGTCATCCGAGAGGCTGAGCGTGTTCCTGGTAGCCGTGGGCTGCTTACCCGTGGAGAGCGTATTCATGCTGTCGATTGGGCTGCGAACAAGGCTGATGTAGTTATTAACCGTGATTGGGAAAAGGGTGTATACGGTGATCTCAACACGGACATGATTCAGAACGCGGTCAAGGCTGGTGAGCTTTCGGCTGATGAGGCCAACTTCCTGGGCAATGTGGTTTACCGTTTCGGTAAGCATATGTGGGAACAGGATATGGCCTACAAGATTCCCTATGAGAAGGGCTACTCTCTCACCAGGGAGAAGGGTTACCTCTACGTTCCCGAACCATTCAAGCCTAAGATTCTCGGTAGGCGTGGTGGTAGAACTGTACTTACAGAGGCTCCTTATCAGAAGATAAAGAAATCTGTACGCACAAGTGCAGATATGGTCGAGCAAGGATTCAGCGAGAAGGAGCTTGACCCGCTCAATCGTATGCTTGGCCGTGCCCGCTCCGCTGGTCAGAAGCACGCCGATGCGACGATGTTCGATGCGGTGACCAAGACCTTCGGCCAGCCTATGAAGTTGCCCGACTACGATAAGATGCAGTCTCTACAGACCCACATCGATGAGGTCGTAGGGAACCGGGACAACCTGTGGGCTGCGAGGGTCACTCACGAGAAGATGAGTGCGGGTGACCGTGGCCGTATGCTGTTCGGTGGGCAGAATCAGATGGTCAAGGATGAGCTTGATCGACTTACGGCTCTCCCCTCCGTGAGGAAGGGATTGGCGGCAAGGGCTAATCGTGTAGCTAAGGCTAAGTACCCTGCCACCAAGAAGAAGGCGCAGGCTGACCTCGATAAGTATGTCAAGGATTTGCGTAAGCGTGCAAAGGATCGTGTTACGAAGAAGCTCTACCCCGAACTTCGGGCGAGGCACCTGAAGAAGTACGACCAGCTTACGACAGATTATGTACGCAGTTTGAAGAAGTTGGATAACGCTGCCCGTGGGCTGGACAATCCTAACCGGGCGCTTCTACAAGAAGTCAAGGACATTAGGGAGGGCGGTCATCTCAGCCTGCCCTTCACCATGCCTGACGGCTCTACCATGTGGACCAAGATCGGACTTGAGCCGGACATCAAGGAACCGCTGGCCCGGATGGAGAAGGCGCTTATCGACTTCCAGGACGATGAGTTCGCACAGATCACCTTGCAGAGATACGACAAGTTTCTCTCTCAGCTTCGTATGTTCTATACGGTCTGGAACCCAGGCTATCGAATCAGGAACACCGTCTCCGATATGTGGGCCATGTGGCTATCGGGGATGGGTCCTGTTAAAGCGATCCATTGGGGGATGAAGGGCCATATGCAGATGCGTTCTGCAACACAGGCTCTAAACAAGGCTGCCCGTGGTGAAGCTCTCACTAAGGCGGAACAAGCTTCCGTAAACCTTGTGAACGAAGCCTATGACCTGGGAATCTTGGCCGGGTTCTTCGAGGGGGACGCTGCTTTGGTGCGGCGTCTTACCTCGGGGGGCTCACGAAAGAAGGGACACTTCTGGACCGAAGGCTGGCAACCTAGAGAGGGCGCAGGGGTAGGCGGTCATGCCGCTGCCGCAGGAGCGTATCCGTTCCGCGCCTATCAGGAAGCCATGGTCAACATGAACTCGGCTGTCGAGAACAGCACGAGGCTTGGGCATTACCTGTATAAGCGTAGCCAGGGTATGCCTGCCGCAGAAGCCGCTGAGTGGGTCAAGCTGAGGCACTTCGACTACGAGGACCTCACGACCTCGGAGCTTCGATTCGGTAAGAAGGTTGCCCTGTTCTATACATGGACCAGAAAGAACCTCCCTTACCAGATTGCTGCGCTGGCTAACGAGCCTGGTAGGTACGCTGCCTTTCCTAAGATGATCATGGAGGGCGAGCAGGCTGCGGGCGACAGCCAGGGCGAGGTTCTCCCTGACTTCCTCAAGGAAGGGTTCGCCTTTAAGACGCCTGGGTTGGGCTACGTCAACCCGGCTATCGGTGCCGTTGATCTTAGGCTGCTTCCCGAGAGGCTTCCGGGGCAGGAAGGTGGAGCTAAGTTCCCCATCGATCAGTGGATGGAGCTTATCAACCCCATCTATCGTGTACCTTGGGAAGTTGTATCTAATACAAATCTCAGGACGGGTGGGCCTATTGCTGGCGAACATCCTCGCAACCCTGTCGGTAGTGAGATCGCAGCCGTCTTGGGGAACACGCCTATCCTGTCCTCCCTGCTGAACTTCGGGCCGACGGAGCGTAGGGTGGGCAACGAGATCGTGACTGGACCGGGGGTATCGCCATGGGCATCCTACGGTGCATCGCAGGTTCCACTTCTCAACCTTATTTTCAACCAGCGGTCTAACATCAGACAGAAGCAGAGGCAGGGCAATGCTCCTGTTCCGTTGGAGCTTCTCTCCTGGCTTGGAGGCGTATCCGCCTTCAATCCTAATCAGGAGCAGATGCTTAACGTACAGGAGGCTCTCTTCTCAGATCAGATGAACCGCATGATCCGAGGACTTCGTGACGAGGATAGGCTACCTGAGCCTGATCCTAGAAGCATGAGTGATTACGAACTCCTCAAGCTTGCACTTCTAAAGTCGGTCTATGGAAGGCCGGGAGGATAAATGGCAGTTGACGCAACAGGGACACCTACTGCTAAGGGTATCCCTACATTCAATACAGCGCAGGATAAACCATCCGGCGTGGGGTTCAATAACGCCATGGCTGCTATTGACACCATCCTGGATGGGTATGTTAATAAGCCGTCGGGTGTGCAGACTAATGACGCTGCAATTTGGAATGGCTCTACCTGGGTCAGGCCGACTGGCACGGGAAGTTCTACCACCTTCCTTAGAGGAGACGGTTCATGGGCTACGCCTGCTGCTGGTGGGTTGATTCAGGTTGATACCTTCACCGCTAACGGGACCTGGACTAAGCCTGCTAACTGTGGGTGGGTTCTCGTCATCGGCGTAGGCGCAGGTGGAGGCGGTGGCGGCGGCGGTGTCGCAGCGGTCGGTACCAACCACCAAGGCGGAGGCGGTGGAGGCGGAGGTTGTATCTCTAGAGCCTGGTTCAAAGCTTCCGATCTTAGTGCAACTGAGTCTGTGACTGTTCCCTCTTCGGGCGGAACAGGTGGGGGATCAGGTGCGGCTGGCTCTAACGGGAGCGACACCATCTTCGGCACCGGGAAGTTCCGTGCCCCTGGTGGAGTAGGCGGAAACCTGGGCGGTTCCTCTCAGGGCACCACGAGTGCCACGGGTGGGGTTACTGGTACAGGTGCAGCCTATGGCGCAGGAGGCAACTGGCAGGGAGCGTTCAGCACGGGGCAGTACGGTGCTGACGGCGCACCTGGCGGTGGCGGATATGGCGCTGCTGATAACTCCGGCTCCGCAGTAATCGGTTCGGCGGGCGGTAACGCTACTCAGGAGAACCTCGCAGGTGGTACGGCTGGTGCTACAGGCGGGGCTAACGCGGGTGGCGCAGGAAACAACTCCACTTACTACTCCGGTGGTTCCGGCGGCGGAGGCGGTGGAGGAGGTGCCAGTTCCACGGGCGGTGTCGGTGGTGCTGGTGGTACTCCCGGTGGTGGGGGAGGCGGCGGAGGTGCCGCAACCTCGACGGGGGGCAGCGGCGGAGCGGGTGGCCCTGGCAAGCTTTGGGTCCTCAGTTACAACTAGGAGTAAACGATGGCAAGGAAGGCTTATGATTGGAGAGTTGAAGTTCTTAAGGGCCTTAATCAGAGGGGGCTCAACATACCTGTCACTCCTCATAACTTGCAGCTTCTTGGCGCTTGGTGGCACGCCGAGGGCGGAGGAGGTTTGGCTAAAGGGAAAAGCACCGCTTACAACTGGCTAAACTCTACTCGCCAGTACCCAGGCTCCACGAACTATAACTCAGTTGGGGTTCAGAACTATATTAACCCGCAGCAGGGTATTGAAGCGACGGTTGATACGCTCACCAACGGATACTATGGCGGCATCCTGGATGCTCTGGCAAAGCAGGCCCCTCTAAAGAACTTCGCTCAGACGGTGTACCAATCTAAGTGGGGAACGAAGCGTGGCATCGGTGGGGCGATAGCAGAGCCCGCAGAAGAGTACGCCTCTATCCCTCCTGTCCAGTCCGAGCTAGAGCGTAACCCGCTCGATCCTAGGACGCAGATGATCATGGGACTACTGGCCCGTGCAGCGCAGCGTAGGGGCGGTGAGTCTACCACGGCTAAGCTTCTCAGCCTAAGTGAGAGCTTCCAGCCTAGGACGACACAGGCTCCGGCTATGCCACAGCAGGTACCGCAGGGTCAGCAGGCAACACTTCAGCCCGGAATGAATTGGACTGGCACCCATAACACCGACAATCTATGGACGACTAAGACAGCACATGACTTCATGGCTCCGGCTGGCACGACGGTAGGTGCGCCAGAGGCCGGGGTGATTACGCGCTACGGCTCCGCTCAAGGCGGGGAGGCTTTGTATCTAAGAGGCGATAGCGGTAGGATTTACTGGCTAGGCCACATCGATCATAGGCTGCCCATTGGAACCAGGGTCCGTGCAGGACAGATTCTCGCACAGGTATCTCCTGCTCTCGGTTCCAACTCACACCTACACATCGACTACCAACAGGGGTAGACATGGCAAATGGAATGGACGAACCACCCGTTGAGAGGGTATCCGTTAGCTTGGCACAGCTAAGGGCAGAGCTAGCAGGGCTGGAACTTAGGCTGGTGGATAGGTTGCACAATGCTCTGAACGCCAAGGCCGACGTAAGCCAACTCATAGCTGTGGATAGTAAAGCAGCCAGCAATGAGAATAGGATTACAGTTCTAGAACATACCGTCGTCACTGGCGACTCACCTATTGTGACAAAGATTGAAATGCTAGAAGAAGAGATGGGAGGGCTAAGGGAGATTAACAAATACCGTAAGTGGTTGTGGGCTCAGACTATAGCGTTGATCTCTATGTCTATTCCCATTGCTATTTATGTATTTGATCACCTCAGCACATAATGTATAAATTCGTAGACCTATCAAATAACAACAACGTCTATAGCTTCAGGCTTGTAAAGCGTGCGGGCATCAAGGGTCTGTGGCACAAGGCTACTGAAGGAAGCACCTTCACCGATAAAAAGTTCAAGGGTAGGATGAAGAGTGCAAAGAAGCATAACCTCCTGGTGGGTGCATATCACTACGCCTACCCATCGGGGCATGATGCGGTGGATGAGGCCGAGCATTTTCTGAACGTGGTCGGGGACATCTGCCCAACCGATCTACGCCCTGTCCTCGACTTCGAGACGAACCCATACAAGTTGGGTAGCTCCTCGCTTGCATCTTGGGCAAACGCATGGATGAAGAAAGTTCAGAAAGAAACGGGCGTTAAACCGCTATTCTATAGCTACCCTTATTTTATCAAGGGTATGCACATGAGCGTAGTTCCCAACAGGGCTGACCTATGGATTGCTAGCTATGGCTCGAACGATGGCAAGGTCCATAAGCCCTGGGTCCCTGACCCTTGGAAGGATTACGTCGCTCATCAGTACACGTCAAACGGGAAGGTCAGAGGCATCTCAGGTCGTGTCGATCTGAACGTGGCCTCTCACCTCGTTCCCCTCCTCGCTATCCCGGAGAAGTATAAGTAATGTGGAATCCTCGTTCCTTCTTGAAGCAGGCATACCACCAGGCCACTGACTTCGGTAACGATCCTATCGAACGCTGGTTCAGGGCTCAGCTTGGGGATGCTTACAATGTGATGCGAAAGCTAGGACCTCCGGAGTATGTCAACTACCAGGGAGTCATGCGTCCTGCGGGAGCAGGCACGGCAGACCTTCCGTTCTTCAGGGCTGCCAATGCGTTGCACGTCCTCGGTCTAAAGGATGCGTACAATATGAAGGAGATAGATCGTCTAGGCTATGTCTTTCATGGGACGGGGAACGTAAAGGACATTATGAGGGCGGGCTATCTGGACCCTGAGAAGGCTATGGACGTACCCCACTTCGGTAAGAAGGTGTGGACCACCACCAATCCTCAGCGTGCAATCGGACATGGGCACGGCAATCCAGGCACACGGCATGTCATCGCAATTCCTAGGACCACCCGTGTCTATCAGAATGAGATTCCTGTGCAGGCTAGCGGTGCAACCAGGGAGCATGTGTACGTCCACGACAAGCCTATCGTCCTACGCAGTACGCCAGAGACTAGAGCTAAGTTCCCTAGAGAAGCTGCGGCTGCTAAGAGGGAGACAGATAAGGCAAGACTAGCTCGACGGCTAGCACGGTCTAAATCACGAGCCGCTAAGTATGAACACGAGACATCCTTCGGCGGTCATTAGGAGAGAACATGAGACGTAGTTCAAGTAGAAACCTGAAGGTGGGAGGGAAGTTTGGACGTGGCTCCGTAAAGCCGATTCCTTGGCAGCCCCTTCCTCCTGGGCCCATCTTTGACTTTGCCCCCAAGCCGACGCTCGACCCTGGGTTCGACATGCCGCCTTGGTTGGAGGACCTGCTTAGGAAGCACGCCTTCCCGCAGGCTAATCAACATCCCGTTAGTCCTAGATTCATCAATCCTCCGCAGCCCTTTACCCAGGCTCCGGTTGTAGGTATGCAGAACCCGGAGCTTTTCAAGCAGACGCTTGCTCGCATCAAGTCCTCGATGCCGCAGCATCCGGTACAAGGACCGTCTCCTATGATGGGTCCTCAACATCCGGTGCAGCATCCGAACATGCTTGAGGGGTTCACTCCTCCGGCACCGCAGCCTCCGCCTATGGCTCCGATGGGACAGCCCGCTATGGGCATGGGCCAGGGCTTTGGTATCGGGGAGCAGCCCGACTTCAACCCACAAGAGTCTCCTGACTTTTGGGGCAACTGGCCCTATCCCAGGGCTAAGCGTCCACCTACTAACCTGATGTAAGGACTACAATGGCTAACGCCTTTCTTGACCTACTCAATACATACTCGGGTGCCCGTGATGTGCGCTCTTGGTGGAGTGATAAGTCAGACCCTACAAAGGCCGCTTTCGCGGGACTAGCCGCAGCGAGTGTCCTACCTTGGGGTGTAGGCTTGCGTGGCCTTAGAGCGGCTCCTGAGGGGCTTAGCGGCGGTGTCAGCGGATTCGGCCATTCTCGGGGATGGTGGAACGTAGACGACGTACCCGTTCTGTGGGACGAGAGTAGGGCCAGCAGGTTCCTCGAAAAGGATTTGGAAACTCTGATGGATCAGGGGCACTACACCCGATCCGAAACAGACCAGACCTTTAATTACTTGCAGGGACCAGCTTGGGAGAGAACCTATCGATCTCCGGCTGAAGATTTGGCACGGCAGCTAGCCGAGTTCTCTAGTCCTGAGAATCCTATTACTATCTCACCGGAGCTATACGATCCACAGCAGATCATGGACCTATCCCTTGGCGAGCATACACCACAGTTCATGGTGAACATGCCCGGAGGTGAGTTCATGGACCCGACCTTCGGTGCCATGCGACGCCATGGTAAGTGGGAAGTATCCGACATCCTGCAAGCGGGTGACGAGGACTTCTTTGGAAGCAACATCGATCTTCAGAACAGATACTTTAGTGCTATCGATAGGCTCCAAGGGGCTGACCCACAGGAGCTAATGAATCTATACAGGGCTATGTCTCCTGAGGAGTTCGATAGCTGGATCGTAGGTAACCCCATCAGTAGCGGTAAGTTCTTCACCGATCAACCTACCGCCGGGTATGCGTCTGACTTTGCAAGCAACCAACGCGCAGAATTGTACGGGCCCTTCCAGGTGCGTAGAGGAGACTTCTATCAGGTCGGGGATAACGAGTTCCAGACCAAGGGGCATATGTTCTACGATCAGGTTACCGATCCTACGGAACCTAACCTCGTTACACCCGACACGCCGCTCTCTCGTGGTAACTATACGGCGGCAGACGAGTCACGGCAACGCCTTGAGAACGCACGCCAGGAATTGATACGGCGCTTCTCTTTCGGGGTCAATCCAGATGAACTGTCTGCGTTCTTCAGCGACCTTCCAGAACTTCCGCCCAATGCTATGGCTGGTATGTCTGCGGCTGACCGCGTGGGCCAGGTGCTACCCGAAGGTATGTGGAGGGCAGGACCGTTCAACCCGGCTGACTTTCACGACATGGGTTACAGTTCTTTCCAGAGCAGAATTCCATTCCTCCATCAGGGAGGGACACCCGCAGAAGCTATCTTCTCTCGTAGTCCTATGTCACTTCGGGAAGTTCTCTCGGAGCTTGGCTTGACGAACGCAGAGGAGCTTGGCATGTGGATGGCAGAGAGGGCCAAGTACGCTGGTGAAGGTGGATTCAACGAAGCGATGAAGGGCGTCCCGATGTTTGGTGCGGAGACAGACCTTCAAATGAAGAGTCTCTTCGAGTCAGCGCAACAGCCTAGCTCTGTCGTGTTCGGGCCTAGGGGCCTGGTGCATGGGGATGTCAGGTCTGAGTACATCAGTCCTAAGGGTTATGATGCATGGAATCCTTGGGAGGGTGGCATCATGCTACCTCGTGCTTTGGAACCGGGCGCAACTTCTATGGCTCCTGTGTGGGATATGTCTCAAGCTAACCTTATGGACATAGCTGATGCCGTCGCGGGTAGTGAGGAACTTACCAACTATGTTGCAAGGCCGCACTTCTATGCCAACTCGGGTCCTATTGGGTGGCCTGGGCTGCTGCATGAGGAGATGAGGGGAATGAATATCCCGATGGAAGATCGCTTCCCGTGGTCGTGGGGTAATGCTAGTCATACATCCTACGCCGATCCTCGCTATATGCACGAGAACTTCAAGCGTCTTGCACGAGGTATGGCTAGTCTGAATATTCCCTTCCAAGGATAGACGTGAATCCAAACTACATAATCTGGTTAGTCATAAAGTGGCCTCTGTTCTGGCTGAGGTTTTGGGTGCAGCGGCTCGGATGGAAGGTGGTACTCGGCGGGCTCACAGCTACGACGTTACTGACCATCTGGCTCAACTTTCGGTTCTGATACGCTGTCGCCATGGCAAAGCCGAAGAAGTCGAAGAAGAAAGTGTGTGCCCTCTGCGGAGCTACGCTCGGAGAGACATACATCTACTCTCGCTTTACCAAGTCAAGATACTGCCCGAACATGATGGCGTGTGACGAGCGCCGTCGTAAGAAGAAGGCAGACATAAAGGTATAAGAAGGGGGGCCTTTCGGCCCCCTTTCTTTATGTCCTTCCAAGCCCGCTTGAACTAGGAGGTATCGTGTATGTCTTATTCGGCTCTGTCAATGCCGGATTATTCCGACTCCTGCACAGTAGCAGACCTGACGGACGGGGTGTTCTTCAATAGCTCTAGCGTCTCGCTCATCGTCTCGGTTTCCTCGTTGATCTCGTGACCCGTCACGATACGGATGAGTTCCCGCACGGCCATCGTATTGAACAGGCCGAGGTAACTAAGCGCGGCAAACTCCTTCTCTAGTCCCAGGAGGAAGCCAATAGGATCGGCCTCTTCCTGCTCCGCCTCGACGGTGAAGAGATCATTGAGGTTCACCTGATCCTCGCCACTACTAAACTCTGCATCGCTCATGCTCTAGCCTCCTTAGGAATGTTGGCGAACTGATACACACCGAGTACCGTAGCAACGGCAACGACCTTCGTAAACCAATCCTCTCCGGTGAGCATACCGGACTCGTTGAGAACCACAAGCACAGCGCCTACGGCAGCAACGATAGTCTTGGTCCAAGGACGAAGCGCCTGGATAACCTTAATCATTAGACTGTCTCCTTCTCATAGTTGTAGGTGAATTCCGGGGTGACCACACGCAGCTTGTCATCGATGAGCGTAGCATACCCCTGCTGCCATACAGGGAACGTGGTGGTTCTCTGTAGATACGCAGTCTTTGTTCTATCGTGCAGTCCACCAGCCTCCACGAGGACACGCTTCCCGTCTGGTGCATAGGCCACGGCTGAATGATGTCCATGAGCGCTGATGATATGAGATTCAGTAAACTTGGCGGCTAGCTGTCGAGGCACCGCAAGCGGAAGCTTCGAGTAGGTAGCCGGATGGCACACACGCCAATCGTACATACCGCCGTGGTCGATGTAACAGAAGTCCAGGTTAGAGAAGTACACCTTCTCCATAGCCTCTGCTGACATCTTATCGAACACAAGACTCATAGCATACTTAAACGGAATCTTGTAGTTCAATGACCTGTGCAACCTCTGATCGTGGTTACCCAGGAGGTAGACGATCTCATCGAATGTTTTGGTGAGAATCTCCATGGTTGCGACACCCTCAGTAAGCTCCCACTCCAAGTCAGGATCATTCTGCTTAGGATCATACTGTGAGAGAGCGTCGAAGTTAAAGAAGTCCCCTCCGATAACGAGCGTCTTAAGTCCAGCGTGCTTGGCATCCAAGATCATTTCGTTAACCAAGTCTGCGTCGAACAGAGGGATGTGCCAGTCTGCCGTAATGACGCAGTTACTCTTGACATACAGGGGTAGGTCGAGGTAGACACTATACCTAGCTGCTTCTGAGACAGGAAGTAGGCAATCTACATCCAACTTCTTTAGCCTCGTCTTGACCTTACGTTCAGACTCACTTAGGTTGGTTGCGATGGCCCGTGTACTGAAACCACGCGCAGCCAGCTTCAAGATGTCTGCATCGAGTAGGTCAATCTTGTTCTCTTCCGAGTTCCTTAGCAAGTTTCTCGACTCCTCTCTTACGGAACTTACTTATAGTTTGTCGGGAGTATCCCATATACTTTCCAATCTCTTCATAGGTCCAACCCATGTGATCATGGAGCATGATTGTCATAGCCTCTGTGCGTGTCAGATTTCTTAGCGCACCTGCCGACGCAATTCGGCTACCCAATTCCTCATAGCTCGCGTAATGCACGTCTCTAGATCCTCCTCCATCTCGTCTCTCATGTGCAGCCATGACGCAATCATACCCTCCTGAATCAGGTCGTCCCACTCCGCACCAAATCGTCCTGTAAACTTTCTCGCACATTCTTTGATGAGCGGTAGGTGTTCGGCTACCTCCGCAGAAGTAACCGCCCTCTCCATGACTTACGCCCAATCGTCATCCTGGGTAGTAGGTGAGGTACGGTTGCCCCTTGAACCCTGTCCTAGCGTGGAGAGTAGAGACACATCTACGTTATGGTACTCAGTACCATTAGAGATGCGCTTGTTGTACTTACCCTCTACCGCGAGGAGGTCACCCTTAGCAACGGGCACCTGATCGTGGCTAGGCCAGAGCGTGAGGTATACCATCTTGTTACTATTGAACGTCTTGATCGTCACGTTACGAACGGTCTGCTTCCCAACCTGCCGGGTCACAGGATCGAACTGAACGAATCCGATAAAGCTTGCGTACACTGGCTTAGTGTCAGCCATCATCTTCTCCTTTTATGTCAAGTTCGTGTACCATGAATCTCTCTGTACCATGTCTTAGTCTTGCGACGTAAGAATGTGATTTGGAATCATAGCGGAGTAATAGGACGGTGAGCCCTGCTGGTAGGACACGACCGCTATACATCTCCACCGGATGCTTTAGTTTTCCTTCCCTTTGTTCCACGGTTTAGTCCCTCCCATTTCACTCCGCCACCCGGTTCGTTATAGGCGTGGAGTACCTTGATTAGGTTGTTCGTGTCATCCATAAACTCTTGCATTACCGCACGTTCACGAGCAGACAGCCGCCCGTTCTTCTTACACTGTACGCACCACACGTCACCATCAGGGAAGAAGGCCACGAGGTCGAAGATACCTTTACTCGAAGCAGAGCGCACGATATGGACAGCCCCCATCTGACGAAGAGCTTTCATCGTCTTGTACTCGAACTGTCTACCGATGGCGTAGTTACTCTTCTTCTTTTCCATCTTCATCTTCAAACTCCTCTAGGAACTTAGTGATCTCTTCCATGTTGATCTCTTCCTTGATAGGCTTAACCCACCACATGCCAAGGGATTCTAGGAAGTGGCCTAGCTCGTACACCCTTACCTCATCCCCGTTCTTACGGTCGTGAGCAAGCACGAGCTTCCCTACTTCTAGATTCCTATACCCGTTGCGGAGTAGCTCCACATTAGACAGGAACTTCTCCTTATTCTCTTTGTGCGTGTATACAACAACAGGATTAGTCTCATCCTGCGGATACGCATTAACCTTGTCCGTCCAGTTAGCGTCAGCCGTGTACTCGTTATGGAACTTGAGCAACGACTTGTGACAGACCAGGCACTTGATACCGATGGTATCGGGATAGCTGATCTTACAACGGAAGCATCTTAGCATTAGAAGATTTCTCCTTGTGGTTGCATACGCTCTAGCTTAACTCCGCCTTCCTTCGTGTCGTTGATCTTCACATCGAAGGTAACGCTCCCACCGAACCTACGGGACTTATACATAGAGACGCTGAACTTCCCGATGGTACCCGTGGGACGCACATCTATACCGGAATCGACGGACGCTGAAATGTCTCCACTACCTCTAGCCCGGACGAACGAGTTACTATGCTCACCCTTGACGGCGTGGTGAATCACTACGACGGCAGCCCCGGTGTCCCTGGCGAGGGGTGCAATGCCTGAGCGGAACAGGGATGCCATCACGTTAGCTGAATTCTCATCCCCCGTATGGATGCGAGCAAGCGCATCGATGATGATGAGGTCGGGCTTGAAAGCCATGGCCTCATCCAACACCTCTTCGGGATCACGGTCCAGCCAGATAGACTGACGGTGCAGGTAGCGCAGGTTAGTCGCGCCCTTAGCGGTGAGCCCGAGCTTAAGCATACGATCATAGATGAGATCGACCGGGTTTTCCTCATCGATGTAGAGAACACGGTTAGTGGATGTAGTCAGAGGCATACCTAGCCAGGTCTTATGACCCTCAGCGATAGATACCGCCAGGTCCATAGCTAGGAACGACTTACCAAGTCCAGGGTTACCCATAAGAAGAGTGACATCGCCCTTGCATATGAACTGCTTGACGAGCCAGTTGATAGGCGGCGGCTTTGCCTTGAGGTCGAGAGGCTTGAACCGTGAAGCGGGCGTAGAGCTAACCAGCTTTCGGAAAGCGTCGAGGTCGTGCGCGTTGAAGAACTCGCAGATATCCTTAGTGTGCGAGGGCAAGTAGATACGATGCGCCCTGTATCCAAGGTCCTGCCTGATAAGTTTATACGATTCATTTACTCTGCTCGCTACGTTGTAGTCTATGTCGTTGTCAAGGACGATATAGATACGCTCCACCCCTTCGAATTCGGGAGTGAAAGAGGACTTCCAAGTAGTAATTCCAGGGAGTCCGTACACAGGTATCTTTCCGCCAAGCTCTTGCCACAGACGCATGGTGTCAGTCTCCCCTTCACACAGGAATACCGTCTTAGCTCCCGCTGGATTCGGGCTTTTGAATAGAGAGACTTCGGAGCCACTTGTCCATGCAAAGGTACGCTTTCCATCTTCCTGTTTGCGGTAGCGCTCGCCCGTAGCATAGGGAAAGATTGCAGTACCATCCTCGACTCTAACATTGAATGAGTCCAATGTCTTTTGGGAGATGCCACGCTCATTCTCAAACCACTCCTTATCTATCATAGCTTACTCCACACATTCCGGCGATCTTAGGCACAAGATTCCTCCATGATTGTTTGCGTCCGGCGTAGTGAACCGCCCTGTCATCCACAAATACATCAGCCGACGGCTTCCATGGGTCGGTGTGTATCTTAACGTGGCGCATACCAATGCTGTTCAGCCTTTGTCTAATCTCATTGATCTCCTCCTGCACCTCGGCCACGCTTCTAGGGGTGTGGGAGATAGGCAGTACGGGTGCAATACGAGACGTGTGAATGATCATCTGTGCGAACTCATCCAACTCCTTCATCGCATCGACAGCACCGGGCAGCCAGATACCGTCCTTCCTAGGCCACACGTTCTCAACTAGGGTGCCGTCCCAATCCAATGCCACCATCGGCTTAACTTTTCTAGGCACTTGAACCACATCCGTACACGAGTAGAAGAACGAGGCCCGTCCAGAATCCTAGATAGACTAGAACGTGCCACCACAGGGGGTCGTTGTTCACGGCAAACCTCCCGGCTGCTTCTGCTCCTGCTCTAGAAGGACGATACCTATGAGCGAATACACAGCGAGGTCCATGAGCGAGTCTCGGAGAGACTCGTTAGAAAGCTCGCCTTTCCTTGCGAACGCCATGATCCTCCGCATCTTGTCGTTGGCTCGAATCATGCAGCCTACCCAGGCAGGGATGCCGAAGGCTTCGCCTGCTCGGACGTTGGCGAACGGGTCATCGTCAGTACCATAGTCTCGCTGCTTAAGGTTGTGCGTGTGACGTGCCTCATCCAGTAGCTCATAGAACCGTGCAGACGAGGGGTGAATAGTATTAGGCCCGTTATAGGGCGGGATAGCTTCACTCATGTTTATCTCCCCAATTAGTAGTGGATGTTGCGACTGAAACTTCGATAGGAACTACCGCATGGATATGCGGATCGATCATTAGAGACGGAATAGTTACCCGGTATTGACGTTCGCTAGTGGTAGCACAGTCCACCATAATTTCATCATGGATTACGTTTACAATTCTATCATTGTATGAGTTAGTAAATAGGTATTCGTCAACGGCAACAAGAGATGCTCGCATAAGATCAGCCGCACTACCCTGCACCACGGCATTGAGAATCTTATGCTCCGACAGAGGATGGAGATGCCTTCCATAGATAGTCTTGATGTATCCTCTATTCGCATACCTCTGACGTAGCGCACCAGTCAAGGTGTTCGGGTCAACGTAAGGGATGCCACCGCTCCATGTAGGTCGTCCAATACCAGGCCACTGTTTGTGGAACGCATTGAGCAGCTTCGTAGCCTCGGGTCGAGTCACGCCTAGCTGCTTCATCACCGTCTTGGTTCCGCCTCCGTAGATCATGGAGAAGTTAAGGGTCTTACCTGCGTGCCTCTCGTCAGGTGTAGGCTCACGGGTGACGTTGTAGATCGCCTTAGCTGTCTCCGTCTGCAGGTCACGCCCGGTCTTAAAGACCTCGGCCATGGATGGATAACCCATCTTGTCGAGGTAGAAGGCCAGCAAGCGGTATTCGATCTGCGAGTAGTCGAAGAACATAAAGAGCCCTCGCTTAGGGACGAAGCAACTCTTGATGACATGAGAGCGGGGAATGTTCTGAGTGTTCATCAGTCTCCTGTCTGGATAGCGCCGCTACTCATGCGTCCAGTACGAGCGCCATGTTGTCTAAAGTTAGGGGTCAAGATACCGTACCCACCGCCTGCTGCCTGAACCTCCCGTCTCAGGGCTTCGATGTAGGTGCGGAGAATCTTTGAGGTACCTCGGTATTCCAACAGCTTGTTCACGAAGGCAGACCCCGACTCACTCTCGATAGCAAGCAGGACTTCCTCCCCCGTACCGGGAACATGAAGGCCGTACTGTTCGAGGAGAACCTTCTTCACCTGCTGCGGTGAGTTAGGATTGAACTCGTCGTTGTTAACCATACGACGAAGCTCCAATTCTAGGTCGAGTAGCTTGCCAGAGTACTCCTTGTGCAGTTCCTCCAACCTATGCAAGTCTATCTTCATCCCATCCTGTTCCATACGCAACAGAACACGGGTGACTTTTAGCTCAAGCTTATACAATCGATCCAGGTCTTTGGGAAGTGAGGCTTCATACTTCTCGTAGAGCAGTAGAGTATAGAGCGCATCATCCCTAGCATACGGCTGGATAATGTGGTCGGGAATCTTGTCGTAGCCGTCCGACTTCTTCATCTTGTTATCCTTTATATACTGCTTAAGGGCTTCCTCTGACGTGGTGTTCATGCCAAGCTCCTCTCTAGCCAGATGCTTAAGGCCACGCTTGGCGTGTTCGTTTATGAGGTGAGCCATCGTCTCAGTATCATGGAAACTAATAGCCTCCATGTCCACAATGCAGCCCGCCTTCCACAGCGCAAGCAGATCGAACTTCGCATTGTGAAACACATAGGTATTTCTAGGGTCTAGTGTATAGTTATGTTTACGCAGGTCGTGATAGGCCGTATTAAGTACGCCATGGCTATCCCGCCACGCCTCTGTCACGCAGAAGGGATAGAAGGTGTTGTCAGTCTCGGTGTCTAGAGCTATGATCATCCGTCGAATCCTTCCACTTCGGTAGGAGCAGGCACAGGACGCGACTTTACCCTCTTCGGCGGCGGCTTCGCCCCCTTTCTAGACCCGCCAGCCCGTTCCTCTGCGAGTAGCTCACGCTCGCTCTCGTCCCATAGATAGAGCCCGACATGCCAGCCGTTCTTAGCAGCGTTCTTGATCGCCTCGCTGTGCGCTGTCTTGATCGCCATGTCGGAGTCAGAACTAGCCCCTGACCCCGTTCCCGAAATTGACCGACCGTGCATCAGAAGATCGAGTTGAACAAAGACGACCCAATAATTTACATCCTTTTCAACGATAGTTTTTCTAACCTCAATCTCATAAGCTGGATCGATCTCAGCAAGACGAGCCAAGACTTTCTCGATAGGGATATAGTCAAGCATGATCCCGCCCGGTCCTTGGCGCTGCCGAGTGTCCTCAACCGGGAACTTCTCAGCACCTCGTTTAAGGTTCTCTACGGGGTTAGTAGTAGGAAGCGTGGTATTCATGCCCTGTATAGCAACGTACTGCTTAGTGGTTCCATCCCATTGCATCCCGATGCTGCCCGTCGTAGGCTTAGGGTCGTAGATTGGGCTTGATAGATTCATAGCCGCGTCGGGGGAGGTACTGCCATCCTGCGTCGCCATTTCTCCATTCTCCTATCTTCGTAGTCTTTTGTGTATTGCAGTTGCATAGATTGTCGGGGTAAGGGCAGTACTTGGTGAGCCAATGCGGATTCAGACTAACCTCAAATCTGCTATTCATCTTCTGCACTCGCTCCATAGGCTCAGCTAGATACGGATTCAGTAAGTTACCTGTGTGATCGAACTCATATAGAAACTGCTCCATCTTCCTCGCCCTGTTACGCATCTTTATATTCAATGCGTTGTATTCAAGTGGCCTCGCTGACAATACGACGGGGCCCACTTGGGCGCTGTTCTTCCACGTCGGCTGATTCATAGGCAGATACAGGACGTGTATATCATCGGACATCGGGTAGCCCATATTAACTAGTGCGTAGTAATACGCGGAAGCCTGAGCGTGATGTTCCTCCTTAGGCTCCGTCCCGAGGAACGACATACCCTCACCCTTAGTAGTCTTAAGGTCGGTCAGGTCGAAGCGTCTCTTACCCTTATTCCAAATGAGCCAGTCAGCAGTACCGCTCCACCCGTCAGGTAGTCCCTCGTCTACGTTTATCTCCGTCAGGATAGGAACACCCTGGCGCTTAAGTCCCTCATGTAGAAACTCATGCCACAGCGTACCCGTGGTTAGTCTAATAGAGTCGGTGATGGGACGCTTAGGCAGAGGTACACCAGCAGCCCTAAGCTGCGCGTGGCGTAGGCTACCTACAATGTCTGAGGAACAATGAAGGAATCTATCGGCCGGTCTATTAAGATCGTCCAGACAGTCCTGAATTAGGTCATCGTATGGTATCTTTGTCATATATAAAGGGGGCCGATTTCTCAGCCCCCTTTATAGCACCCCTGCCGGACGGTGGGGCTACATCAGATAACTAGCACCGAAGAGAATTGCCGCGACCACGAAGGCTACGACAAGTATGGTTATCATTTGATCCCCTTAAACATCTCTTCGATGAGCTTACCGGGGTCAGCCTCTTGTGTCTTAGCCTTCTTCTTACTGCGAGGCTGCTTCTTGCCTTCGATCACTTCCTTTAGGCTATCCGCATACTCGTTAGAGTACACCGTGATATCCCAGGAGGACACCGCACTCTGGATGATAGCCTTGCCCATGTCTAGCTCTTTAGTGGGCACGTCCACTCCTGTCTGATATCCCAAGACCGTATTAAGTTTAGTCTCGGATAGCTCAGACTGGTAGTGGCAGGTGTGCAGCACAATCGTACCCGCCACAGGGCTATACCTAACAAGGGCAGGCACGGGGCTCTTGTCTAGAAGGACGCTACCTACAGCGGCCAGGTCGGTAGACGAGAGCGCCTCTTGCAGTAGCTTAAAGCCCTTGACTTCTGCTACTGACTCGTTGTTCTTAGGGTAGAGGATGTATGTCTTGTTGAAGTAGACGGGATCTACCTCCGTCACAGGAATGAACGTGTCTAGCTTTAGCGTGTGGTCAGACTTAGGCACCGTGGGCAGGTCGCCCTCCGTCAGGATGACGGCCTCTCCCTTAGAGTTAGTGTAAGCCTTGACCCGTTCAGGGATGACACCCTCACAATTAGGGCAGTCATAGTGCGTTGTTAGCTTGTTGTGATGCTCCGAACACACATACGAACCACTAATCCCTGAGGGTTCCACGAGGGGAGAGATACCTACAGGGACGTTAATAAGCCCGAAGGCTATGTTTAGGTGCCGCCACGCTTTCATATTTCGATATCCTCCTTCTTACTTAGACGATGTTCAATCCGAAGGGTGAGACTGATGGCTTGGAGTAGGGAAAGTTGTAGAGAGATGAGTCCGAATACCTTACGGGCTTCAAACGCTGATAGGCTCTGATCCGGGCGCTTCTCAAACTCTTCTACTACTAGACCCCCGGCATCGATAGCCTGGTCTAGCATATCGAGTGTGGTTTCCTGCAACCTCATTTATACATCACCTCCTCATAGAGCTTCTTAATGGCCCTGCCACGAGCGATGTTCCTGCCGATTGACTTAGAGAAGTTATCCCTATCGTTACACTCAGCCTGTGCCACGATGATGTGACCCTCCCAGGCAAGGGTAGCAATAGTCAGTCCACCTTGCGAACGCATAGGTAGACGCAACGCCCTACAAAGATGCGCTGGCATTAAGTTATGATCGGGAGTGAGTCTATAGTGTTGGTATTTAACTGTCGCGTTGTCCGGCAAGGTTCTCATGCTGATCCTCCTTAAAGGCTTGTGGGGACGTGTTATGAATAATAAAAGTATCTGGATTATTAACAATCTCAGGCCAGTCCCAATCAGCAGGCGGCTGATCGAAATGGCTGTCATAGTAAATCTCAAGTGTGATCACTTGCTTTGTGTTAGGAATATAGAACTGCTGACTGTCCATCACATCTCCCTTAGTAGGGCTTCGATTTCCTCTACTTCTGATTGCTCCTTATCTTCCTTAGCCTTATCCTCGGCCTCCTTCTTTAGACGGAGTGCTTCGTCGGTGTCGCCGTTCTGTAGAGCTAGTGCAATCGTCGCTTGGATGTTCTCGGGGAGGAGACTAGCAGGAATCAGGTGACTCTTGCAAGTCTGAGGGTCGAGACAATAGGCATGGGGCTTAGTGTCGTCCTTGTTCTTCACCCATCTAATCTGATCTCCTGCCCTAAAGCCCTTACCACAGCCGGAGCAGCGCCCCGTATACTTAGCCGTAATCACCCTATCGAATGGCTTATTATCTTCGTACTTCATCTCTAGCACCCCCGGTAGGTAGTCATCTTCTAGCCATTGTACCACAACGGGCCTCGTTATTGCGGTAGCTTGCGCCCTCTTAAGGAACTCAGTCTGCTGAGCTAGCAGTTGATTGTACTCATACTGCTTCTTAAGAAGAGCTTGCCTCTGCTTCTCTGTATCTTTCTTTCTAAACACCCTGCTTCACCAGCTTCTTGAGAATCTTACCAATCTCAGGAGCAAGCTGGTTAACATCATCCACTTGAATACCGTGTTCGTAGTACTCAGCAGGAGGGATGTTTAGTCCAATCTGGAAAGCGTGGACTCCTAGCTTATCCATCTCCTGCAAGTGCATCCTGCTCAACTCCTGTCTAGAGGTAGTCCCGTCCGTAATTGCAATCATAATCTTAACAGTCTCAGGGGACGCTGAATGAAACTCCTGTAGGGCTCCGTATAGGGCTGAATACTCACCCGTGCCTCCCCCTGGAAACAGCGTTCTAGAGGCTATAGCGTCACCATGCTTCTTAAGAGAGAAGCGTGAGGGCTTGTACGCTGTTACTCTATCCGAATAGGTGATCATAAAGAACGGGATTCCCGTCTTGTCTAGAGCCTCACCGATGGTGACTGTAGCTCTAGTCGCCTGAATCTTGCGGCCCTCCATAGAACCTGACACGTCGATGACTAGACCAACAAGGTAATCATAGTGTCCGAAAGCGTGCTTACGCTTAAAGACTCTCGGGTTACCTGTCATCACTCTAAAGCTGGTTCTATTATCGAGCCGCCCTCTCTTATGAGAGGACTCCCACACATCCTGCTTATTAGCTCTAAGAACGGACATGAGCCGCCTATGCAGGTTATTGATAGGGACACGCACCTTAGCAGCCTCATCCTTCCAATAGGCTACACCGTATCGGCCTACGCCATGGTCGGAAGTACCGCCACCGGGTTCAGGGGCTTCTTCTCTAGTGCTAGCGTTCTGCTCGAAGCTGCCCCAATCTCTAGCGGTAATCTCGTCTTGAACTACGTTAGTGGACTGTCTATGAGCATCCATCTTGGCATCATAGGATGCCTCAGCCTTACCTCTATGAGTATTCGGTGCTGCTGATCTAGCCTGTTCTAGGGCCGTATCAGCCTTCTGCCCCATGCCCGAGACACCGCCTTGAGGCCCAGAGTCTTTATCTCTACCTTGCTTACCACCGCCCTGAGGAACGGTGTTCGTCGCCTCTTGAATCTTCTCATAGATAGACTCAAGCTCGTTGGCGACCTCTTGCGTACTATTTAGAGCCTTGACACGCTTCCTAAGATCATCGTCGTATAGCTTGACAACCTCAGGGTGACACAACTTCTCAGCCTTAGCGATGCCCTCTTCGTCCAGGTTCTCGTAAGCCCAGGAAAGAAAGCCGTACTGATCGGTTGGTTCTGTATGTCTAAGAACACCGTCATCGAGCCAGAACGACTCTACCTTAGGCGTCATCGTGTCCTTAAATTGCTCGAAGCCGGGATACCGCTTCTGCTGTATATCCTCAATACGGATATCTTCGTAAGCATTAACGAAGCGGTCGAATGACTCTCTCCTGGCGTCTTGATAAGTCTTGAACACGCTACTATCGGTTAGATGCCCCGACTCGTGAGCCACTAGATAAGTCAACTCCTCAGGAGTGAGAACATTGTAGGGAGGGAACGGATTAGTTACGCGCCAATGGACGACGCGCTTCTTAAGGTCTACCGCCCAATTCTCCCCTAGTTCCTCCTTAATGGGCTCATCTTCGTCAGCCAGAAGCGAGGTCGTATTAACTACACGCTCTCGCATCTGTGTAGCTACACGGGGATCGATGGTTTCTTTCATTTCTAGATGCTGTCTCGCCATAGGACTCACCCCTGCAAGGCTAGAAGGGTACGAACATCCGTCTGATAGACGGGAGGGCACTTAGGCAACACCGTAGACTCAGCCGCTCGCTTGTAGCCGAGGTAGGGGATTGCCAGCGCCCATGCCCTAAGCTCACGGAATGAGATAGGGAAGCGCACATCAGGAGACTGCCTGATCTTATTGGCCGCGTTCACCATCTTAAGCGCGGTCTTAATCTCAAGCGTCACACCGTCACGCTCGACTCTCTTAACGAGAGCAGCCGTCTCCGTCTTGCTATCGGGATAGCTGATAGTCGGCTGAATCAGGAAGCGAGACGAAAGGGCCGGGTCTAGCTCCTGAACACCGATGTAGTCTGCACCATCATCCTCAACCGGGTTCATCGTACCGCCGATGTTAAGTTCCTTAATGGCGATGATTTCGGCAGTCTTTGTCTTACTCCGCTTCTCCTTAAGCTCAAGCACGCGGCTATCGTCAAGGACAGAGTAGATGCGAGCAAACTCCGCGATGTTCCCGATGCGGTTAAGCTCATCGAACACGAGTAGTGTAGGATGGGTATGACTTGTAAGAGCAGCCTCCGTCACCGGGCCACTAGTCCAGCCGAACGGGACAGAACCGTTCTCACCCTCGGTAGGCATATACTCGCCTACCAAGTGAGCAGACTCCGTACCACGGCTGATAGGCATGAGGAAGAACGCATAGCCTAGCTTCTCAGCCAGCCAGCGGTACACCGTCGTCTTGCCGACACCCGTAGGGCCGCAAAGCAAGCTAGGGATGTCATAGAAGATAGCAAGAGCGATGTTGAACAACATTTCGTGCTGCCCCATGATTTCATCCACGTTAGTAGGAGTCGTAGGATGAGAGCCAGAGGCGAGCGGAAGGCCAATCTCCGTCTCGTCGGGAGACTCAGGAGTAGGGCGAACGTAGAAGATGCCCTCATCGATGCGCCAGTTGCGGTTCTTAGTAGAGCTAGCCTCCTTAATCGTGTCGATGCTCTCGGCAGAAGCAGTAGGCTCTACATCTACAACTGGTGTGTAGAAACCGCCTGACGGCATGGCCGAGCCAATAGGCTGACCACTAAAGTCATAGACGCGGTTAGAGCCCGGATCGACCTGAACCTTAAAGAATTCCGGCATCGTCCTGTCGAACTCGAACGATGTAATTACCTGACCTGAGCTAATATCTACGATATCGGCTCGCCGTGGGCCTCGCTTTACAATCTGAAACTCACGGCTCGTTGCGTAGGAACCCGACCTGTTCCCCGCCGATCTTAGTGTGAAACCCGCCATGGTGACCCTCCTAGGTCGTAGTGGCTGCCCCGGATTGGGGCTGATTCCATAGTACCGGAGGCATCGGCGGCTTGTCAAATTGTGCCCGTTTGCAGGCACTTTCACACGGTTTGTATCGATTCGGTTCAGAAATCGTTTGCCATTCTGATTACAGCGACGATGCAAGAGCCTCTTAGAAGCTCATACGACGGAAAGCAATTTCAAATGCCGGAACATTGTCACCCCGTTATTAAAGACGCGATTTAACTAAGTATATTTAGTTACATTTATCTAGTATATATTTATATAGATGTATTTATTATAAGGAAGGTCGCCCTTGACAAGCCCTGGCTGGACGTGCTATAATGGAGGCTCCACCGCAATCGGGCTTGAAGTTAAAGTCCAGATAGGAGGTAGGTAATGGCTAAGAAGGCAGGAGGTTCCTCCCGTAAGCTAGGGCGGAACAAGGTCAAGTGTCAGCGCTATAGGGCTGAGGGACGTAGGGAGCGCAACAAGGCTTCTAAGGCTATCCGCCGTGAGAAGCGGCTGAACCGGGAGCGCCCCTATGCTGAGGCATTGGCATGAGTAGCCTTAGGTGGTTCCCGAACCAACGGCTCTCTCAGATTAATAGAGAGTCCAACACTCGACACGCCGCTGATTCTAAGTGGCAACCTAGAAAGGGCAAGACGCAGCGAGAACATCGCTCTGGCAATAAGGCTAACTACCTTCAGAATCGTATAGCTAGAGCGCAAGACAACCGCGACCGCAATAGGAGGATAAAGTAATGGGTATGTCACTCCCTGAGTTTGAGCGACTAGCGTACGGCATCGACCCCTCGAACACGACCAAGGAGGAGCATAGAGCTAACGTCGAAGGCGGCGCTGACTCTACTCTAGACGAGATTGAGCAGCGCATCGGCAAGGAGACTATCGTAGAGTTTATCGATAAGCAGGTCACCGACCTCTACAAGGTAGTCGTTATCGAGAAGCTCAAGGCCGCATTCGATCCCGATGCTGAGTCTGAGGATGAGGATAAGCTTCAAAGGCTTACCGATCCTCGGGTCATCGCTCTCGGTATGTTTATGCTTGGCTATGGTGTGGCTAAGCGGCTCGCTGAGATCGAAGCCCTCAACAACCAGTTTGAAATCTAATGGGGCTGTTCAGCATGGACGAGTCCACGGCTAGACGGGTCTACCCTCAGCTAATGGCAGCCTATGACAAGGCTAAGGCTGAGGGGAACGACAAGAACGCTCTCGCAATAAAGCAAGAGCTAGGACTAGAGGAGGCGAGTGATGGATAACCTGGATAGGGTCCTAATCTACGCCACCTTCGGAGCGATGTGGGCCTACATAGGAGAGGACTGGTTCACTTGGACAGCCTCTAGCTTCTGGTACGGGGCTGCGGTGGTCTGCTGTATCCTATGGATAGCGGAGAAGCGGAACGTCTAGCTAATCATACGACGGACAGCGGGGGTCGGCTCTAATCCAAGGTCGATCCCCTAGTCTGTCTTAGTTAAGGAGGTTAGATGACTAAGATTGGAGTCCTAATCGATGTATGGTTTGAGGTAGACGAGAACAGCAGCGTCGTCCAGGTTCTCCTACCCCTTAAGGTCTATGAATGGTCTATCGTAGAGGATGGGGTAGTCGAGAAGTGGCTAAGCGATAACTACGGCTGGCTCGTGAGGGACTGGCGGCTGGCCGATAGTTACTCTAAGAAGGTGTCTCCTTAAGGCGGGATGTGCTACAATGCAGTCTCACAGGCAACCGACCCTAAGGGGGATAAGCCTTATGGCAGAGTACGGCGACAGACCGAAGGTATGGGTTCTAACCTATGGCCCTATCGCTGGTATAAGAGAGACGGCGATGGTCTTTCAGTCTCAGGAGGACGCTCTAAGGGCTCAGGATGAGTTGTTTGAGACTTTCCCTCAGGCAGGGTGGACGCAGGTTGAGCCTGCGTATAGCTACCCGCTTCACATCACTCCGGCTTTCAGCCATATCGCTAAGCTCATTAAGCGGTTTGGTGTATGGCTCCCGAAAGAGGGTGACGCCATAAGCTAACAATACGACGGAGAGGCACCGGCTCCCTAGTCTTGGGACGAGTCCTCTAGGCTAAGTAGGCTGAGGCTCGTTTGTAAGGACTTTGTAAAGGCTGAGGGGCATCGGGAATAGCCCCACTAAGCCTTCCGTTAGAACGGTTGCAACATTCACTCAACAGCCCTAAGGGGCAGGAGGTTAGTTATGTCTTGGAACGTCACACTCTCCCCGGATTCTGAGCTTAAGCTGGCTCAGGATGTCTCGGAGGCTATCGGGGCGTTTAAGGGTACGGAGCCCTACGCCGTTAAGAACATCCCTGACGGCGAATGCTCGAACAAAATGCTCGGAGCCTTTATCCTGGCCGCGGCTGAGGCTAAGGCTGAGGTGTCGGTCACGGTCGAGGCTGACGGCTCCGTGACTATCTCAGGGGCTATCCCTGAGGCTCCGGCCAAGGCTGAGCCTAAGGCTCCGGCTAAGGCTCCGGCCAAGGGACGGCGGAACGTCAAGCGCACCGCTGAGGCTGAGGTGACT